GAGCGCCGCATAGGCGGCGCCGCCCTTGCTCACATCGGTCCAGGTGAAATTGGTGTTGTTGAGCTGATAGAGCCGCGTCGCGGTGGCGGCGAAGATCGCGACCGAGCCGTCCGACTTGATCGCCTTGAAGAAGCCACGGCAGGCGGCCGGCAGCGCCGCGCTGTAGGCCGAGAAGTCGGGAAACGGTCCGTAGCCGTCGCCGCGCGGCAGCGCATTGGCGAGCACGGCCGCATATTCCGACTGATAGTCGGCGACGTCGGGGCGATATTCGCCGAAAGGAACGAACGGCATGGCGGCTCTCGCTGACGTTGAACCCGCGAAAACGTGACACGCATCACATGAATGACGAATCCGAGGGCCTTCCTATTGTGCGCGCCCGGGAGCGTGCACTAGCGTCGCGCCCGATCGAAGCTCGAATCAATCGCGAGCTCGTTCGCGCAACTGCCTGATCAAGGAGAGGCGACATGGTGAGGACGTTCATACTGGGCGGCCTGCTCGCCTGCGGTCTCGCGACCGCCGCCAGCGCGGGAGTTTTCCCGGTGCAGCGCAGCAGCGCCGACACCCTGGTCATCCCGGTCGCGGAAGGCTGCGGCCCCGGCTGGTGGCGCGGCCCGGGTAGCCGCTGTCATCCGATGTACAACGGGCGCGCGTGCCCGCGCGGATATCATTTGGGTCCGGAGGGCCACCGCTGCTGGCCGAATTGATCGACTCAACATCGGCGATCGCATGCGGCGGGCGGGTCACGCAGGCCCGGCCCGCCGACGTTTACGGCGTCGCTCCCATCACCCGGATGCCGGCCGGTCCCCGCGTCTTCGCATCGAGCCGCTCGATCTCGTCGAACAGCTCGTTGCGGCGCCCAGCCCACAGCGCGAGGCTGTCCGCATCCTTGATGAAGCCTTGCGCCTCGGCGAGCGCGCCGAAGAGATAGAGATCCGGATAGACGGCGAGCAGCCAGTTCGCCGGATTGGCATTGGAGAGCGCCGGAATCTTCCGGAAATAGGCGAACGCGAGCGCGCTGTCGTCGCGCGGCGCGACCGTCAGCGTTCCGCCCTCGACGGTGAACAGCCGCGGCAATCCGGCGGGCGCCGTCGGATAGAGCGCGTGCAGGTAGGACGGGTGGACGTATTCGAGCTCGCGGCTCGTCGCCCCGGTCCAGGTCACGCGCCGCCACGCCAGATAGTCGTCCGGCAGCGCCGCGACCCCCGACATCGGCGTCAAGGTCGCGACCGCTTCCTGCTGGCGCACGCGCAGCCGCCGGTTCGCCACCGCCTCGAAGATCGCGATGAAATCGGGGATGTTGGCGCCGAGATCGCCGCGCGCGAGCCAGTTGCCGATCGCACTCTGCAGATCCGAATAGTCCGCGATCGTCATCGATCCGTCCTCAGATGGCGCCAATCGGGGTCATTGAGCTTCTTCCTGATGAAGGCGCCGAACTCCTCGCCCGACATGGCGAGCACGTTCACGCCCTCCTCGTTCATCCAGCGCACCAGGATCACGTTCGGAATCGTCGCGATGTGCCGGCCCCAGTCGCTTTTCTGCGCCGCGCCACGGAGCGCCTTGTTGCGCTCGAGGATCGACGCGACGTCCTGCACGTGCTCGATCGCGATGCCGTTGCCGTCGCAATCGAGATGGATGCGGGCGAGCATTGCTCATGGTCCTGCCGTGCCTGCGAGCGTGGGTCGCGGATCGCCTCAATCGGTCAGTTCGACCAGGCTGAGGCTGCCGGTCACCGTGTCGTTGCCGAGCACCGCGATCCGCTGGCCGGGGGTGACCTTGACGTACTCCACCCAATTGACCGGCAGGAGCGCCGTGCTCGCGCTCGCGGTCGGATTGTCGCCGATCGCGATGCGCACCCCGCTGGTCGCCGTGATCGCGCCTTGCACGCAGATGCGGATGTACCTGGTCTGTGCGCCGAAGGCAGCCGACTGCACGGACGCGCCGCCGGCCGCATTGAAGGTGACGTTGCTGCTCGTGGCGTGCCGATAGGCGTCGTGGAAAAGCATGGCGGCCGCGCCTTTCGTCACTTGCGGATGACGGCGCAGAACTGCGCCGGGATGCCGGCGCCGGTTGCGCCAGTGGGCGTGAACGAGATGACGTCGCCCTCCTGGACGTCGCGCGCGACGCCCGCGGCCGCCGGCGCATCGCTCGCGGCGCTGCCGGCGCCGCCGGCGGGAAGCGAGAGGGCGCCGATATTCGCGCCGCCATTGATCGCGACCGCGATCGCGGCGGTGCCCGTGATGGCGCCTTCCAGCACCGCGAAGGTGCGCACGATCCGGCCTTTGACCGGCGCGACCGCCCACGCGGCGGCCGCGCTGGTGCCGACGCTCGCGGTCTTGCAGGACACGACGACCTCGTTGAAGGGTTCGTTGACGGGGAGAGTCATGAGACGGATCCTCGGAGAGTGAAGATGATGACGTGCGGATGTTGCGCCCTCTCCCCCCGCTCCTGCCCGCGGTTGCGCGCAGCGCGACGGCGGATGTGAGGGAGAGAGCGCAGACTTAACGGCAAATGCCGACTACGACGTCGTGTTGTCGAAAACGCCGCCGGAGGCCTTCTCGTTGCGCGCCTCAAGCGCGTATTCGGACAGCACCTCCTTGCGCTCGCTGTCGCCGGTCTTGGCGAGCGGGACCGACACCATCTTGCGGCCGTTGAGATAGGCGAGCGCCCACATGTCCATCTGCAGGATCAGCACGTCGCGCGGCCGCGAGAAGCGGTTGGCCACGACCTTGAGAGTGCCGAAGTCGGACTCGTAGGCATCGACCGAGGCGGTGATCTTCTTGCGCTTGGTCTCCTCGATCGGCGTCGCGCGGCCCGTGAAGGCGGAAAAGACCTGCTTGTTGAAACCGCCCGTCATGATGGTGTCCGGCTTGCCGCCGTTGTTCCAGATCGACTGCAGGACGGTCTTGAGGTTCGCCTCCGTGAAGGCGCGCTGGGCCCCGTCGGTACGGGTGCCAGTGCCGTCGGCGGCCGACGGGTCGGCGCCGGTCGCGCCCCTCGAGGTGTTGGACTTGATCCACGAGAGCACCGAGGCGGTGAGGCGCGCGGTCGAGGAGTTGCCGGCGTTCTTGGCCTGGTTGGTGCCGACCAGGATCGACTCCATGTCGCGTTTGAGCTCGAGGCCTTTCAGCATCTCCTGATAGGCCATCTCGTTGTCGCGTCCGGCATGCTCGACCGCCTGCTGGGTGCCGGAGACCTGCGGCACCTTGCGCGAGATCTGGCAGATGTTGCCGAGCCGCACGGTCGGGGTGGTGGCGTCGGCGGTGGCGTCGTCGCCTTCGAGCTGCGCGTTTGCCGTGTTGGCCGCCGCGAGCGCCTGGGTTTGCCATTCGTGCGCAACGGCCGTCGCCTTGGCCTTGTCGATGCCGGTCATGAACGGCGTGTCGGTCGGATCGATCCGGTAGATCATGTCCGACAGGTCTTCGCGGTTGCCCGCCGCCGAATAGGTCGTGAAGGTGTTGGTGGGAAGTGCCATTGGGTTTGTTCCTGTTGATGAGTTTGCCGCCGTCATTGCGAGCGAAGCGAAGCAATCTCACTTCACTTGCGCATGCCTGGGTGGCTGAGATTGCTTCGGCGTGCTGCGCACGCCTCGCAATGACGGTCGTTGGAATTACCGGCGCGCCCTCGCCTGACGCTGCGCCACCAGGAGTGCCGCCGCGTCCTTGAGGCTGCCGGACTGTTCGAGCTTGCCGGTGAGCGCCGAGATGCGGGCGTCCGTCTCCGCACCGCGCGGGACGGCCGCGCCCGGCCGCTGGACCTGCGGAACGGGCCTGGCGGCCGCCGACCGGGCGGCCGCCTGGGCGTCGCGATAGCGGACCCCGTCGCGGATCAGGAGCTGGACGCGGTGGTCGCGCAGGCTCAGCGCCTGCCGGCCGTTCCACAGCGCGGCCAACTCCTGGTCGTTGAAACCGAGATCCTTGAGCACGCCCACGGCGCTTTCGGCGGCCTTCGCCATCTGGCCTTTCTCGCCAAGCTCGGGCGCCTTCTCGAGGAAGAGCGAATCCTGCTCCTGCGCGAAACTCGACCAGTGATGCCGCGCCTCCTGCATCTGGTGCGCGACCGCCGCGTCGACCTGCTGCTGGACGGCAGCAATCTTCTTCTGCTGCGCGTCCCACCGCACGTAACGCGGCCAGTCCTCGCGGGCCAGGCGTTCGATGTCCGCAAACGACCTGACGTCGGAGAACTCGCCCGCCTGCTGCTGCTGCAGGGTCTGCAGCAGCACCGGCAGCGCGGCCTCGTAGTGGCGCTTGGCCTGTTCCACCGCCTGCTCGCGGGTGCTCAAACCCTTGAGCTTCTCGACGGTTTCGTTCTGACGGCGGAGAAAGTCGCTTTCGCGCGACCGCTCGCGTTCCACAAGCCGTTGTTGCGTTTCGCGAGGGAGGCCCCGAAACAGCTCCTTGTCTTCCTTCGTCCAAGACCGCGGCGGCTCGATGGGGGGCACTTCGGCCCGATCGTCGCCTTGGGTCTCGCCGGGGACCGTTTCCGGGCCGGCGTCGTTCCCCGGCGCCTCGCCGGGGTCCGATCCTTGCGCGGGCGTCGCGCTCGCGCGCGCCTGCCCGCTGTCCTTGCTGTCGTCCGTTTCTCCGCCCCTGCGCTCACGCGCGGCTTGCTTGTGGCGCGCATCGGCGAGCGAATGGGCGGCGGCACGTGCCGAGATCGGCCCCTCGCCGCCCGCCACGCGCGCCACAATGTCGCTCTGCTGCGGCGCTTCGGCGGCGCCGCTGTGCGAATTCTCGTCCATGATGTCCTCGTCAGGTTGGGCCGGACCGCCGCCAGGGCCGCGAACCCGAAGTTCGCACGATTTCTCGGCGGGGTACGATTGCGAACTTCGGGTTCAAAAGCGGCACTAGAATCATAGAGTCTGCTAGTGTCCTTTCGATTCCGAAGTTTGCGAACTTCGGAATCGGGACACTAGCGGCCGGCAAGATCGTCCAATTCCCGCTGTGCCAGCTTGCCGCCGTTGACGACGCGGGTGAGATGGTCGCGCACCTTGGCGACCACCTGCACGGCCTGCCAGAGCCGCTCCCGCGCATCGGTGTCGCGCGCCGCGCTTTCGCGCCAGGCGCGCGTGTAGTCGCGATCGAGCGTCTCCAGCGCCTCCTTGAGCAGGTCGTCATCGAGCAGGCGCTGCGCACGCGCGCCGCGCTCGCTCGCCTTGTTCAGCGCGATCTCATCGGTCATCGGTCGCAAACGTCCAAGCTGTCACGCCGCCATCAGGAGGATGAGCGCATCATCCTCGTCCTGCGCAGCCGCCCGCGCCTGTGCGGCCGCTTGTGCCGCTTGCGCGGCGCGTTCGCTCGCTGCCGCCCGCTCGGCCGCGGCGCGCATGGCCATCAGCCCGGCGAGCACCGCCTCGCCGTGCGCCGCTGCAAGCGCCGCGGCTTGCTCCTCCGCCGCCGCTCTTGCAGACCCGCGCGCGAGCGCGCGCTCATCGAGCAGCGCCGCGTGGCGCCGTCGCTGCTCGACCTGACGCCGCAAGGCCGCCTCGCGCGCCCGGCGCGCCTCGGCCTCGCGCGCTTGCGCGATCGCGTCGAGCATCTCGCGCCAGCGGTGGCGGGAGAACGTGCCGCCCGCGATGACGCCGCCCCCACCGAGCAGGTCGTAGCTCAGATCGGCCGGAATGCCCGCGCAAATGAAGGAGCCCGTCCCGAGCGGAACGTCAACCTCGGCCACTTCCGAGCCGCTCAGCGCGAAAGCGCCAAGCGCCGTCAGCAGAAGCGTTTCGAATGCATCTGTATTTCCGATCCAGGTGAACGACCCGGAAGAGATCGCTTGCAGCGCCTGCAACCGCGCTGCCTGACCCGCGAGCGAGCACGAGCCCGTGGCCTCAGGCTCCTGCACCTGGACGGCGGCAGCCGCGCCCGCGAGCGCAAAGTTTCCCGCCGCGACCGTCAGAACGGTCGTGCTGCCGGAGAGCTGCCCGAGCGCCTTTTCGCCGAGCGTCCACAGTCCGAGCATTCTACGGTCCGATCCGCACGCAGGACAAAGTCGTCCCGTTGCTGCCACTGGCGTTGAACGTGACCGTGCCGGCGGCGCCGAATGCCCCGCCAAGACCTTCGACGAAATCGGTCGTACCGTTCATGCGCACGATCGCGCTGCACTGTACGAATGTTTCATTGACGATCCCGTTGTTGTAGACCGCGACGGTCATGCCCTGAATGCGCGTACCGTTCTTCGACACGCCGACCGCGCCCGCCTGCGACGGGACGCCGGTGCCGGAACCGACGTCATCCACCGTGCAGGTCACCAGGTAGGTGCCCGGCCATTTCGCGATGATGCGATGATTGGCAGTGTCGAATTGTGTGTCGGGGTCATAGTCCACCGTATCAAAGTTGATTTTCGTATAGGCGTTCATCGCGTTACCGGTCTGATTGGCGGCGAGGTAGACGCGACACGGGTTGGGGCCGTCCAGCACGACGCCGCCGGCGGCGCCAGGGACAATCGATTGGGTCGGAGGGTAACTGCCCTCGACCTGGATCACGCCCCATTCAATGGACCGGAAGTTGCTTCCGTTGACGCTGAAGCCGTTGGGATTCCACGGAATGCCGCCCGGACTTGCTGTCGTGGTGATGTCGCCGTAGTCCGAGTAGAGGAAGCCAGTGGTGGCGTCGTAGGTCAGGTTGGCGATGATCGTGCCCTGCGAGCTTTCCTGCCGGATGTTGCCACCGTGGGACGCCTGCATGAAGTTGCCAGTCGGATTGCCGCCGGAACCGCTGATCGAATAATTGTCGATCTGGACAATTCGGCCGTTCTGCGTCGCCCAAAGCTGCTGTACTCCCGGGCCGGGCGCGTCATATTGGTTTTTCCCAAGATTGATCGCGCCCCCCTTCCACGCCATGACCAGTTGCGCGTTGCTGGAGGAAAGCTTGAAGCCGACAAGGGAGAATGGGGTCGAGTTGGACTGCGCCGTCACGCTCTGCCCGGATCCCGAGATCGTGACGCGCGACGGCGCGCTGCACGTGCCGCCGCCGGCATAAGCGCCGCTGCCGGCGATCGCAGCGCCAGTGTTTTCGTTGACCAGGGTGAATGTGCCGGCGCCGATATTGGCGTTGGCGACCTTGAACGCCCCGTTGATGGCCGTGTTGCCGAGCGCGCCGCTGCCGATGTAGTGGTCGCCATTCGCGTAGTCATGGCCCGGTGCCGTGATGACGCTGGGGTTTGCGTTGGTCGCCGCCGTGATCGCGAGATTGGGAGATCCCACGATGGTCACGGTGCCCGCGCCGACGAAATCGCTCTTGACGACGAACGGCGCGTAGCTCCCGCTCGTGGTCGTCTTGATCGTCAAGTTCTGGCCATTGAGGTCGTACTTGGATTGGAGGAGGTTGATCGCGCCCTGGATCGTGGCAAGCGCCCGACCCGTCCCGGCCGCGAGACCGTCGTTGTTGTCGTTCCCGTTCACCGAGTCGACGAAGAAGGCCGTCGCCGACGTGAGCTTGAACCGAAGATCTTCCGCTGCGGCGGTGATGAAGACCTGAGCCGTGCCCGACAGGCTGACCGCCGCATTGCCGTTCGTGCTGCGGAGAACCGACCGCGTCAGCGTGGTGCCGGACGCGGTGTAGGTCCCGCGTCCGATCTCACTATTGATCCCGTCGGCAATCGCGTAGGTGACGACGTCGCCATCCGCGACCCCGGCCTGCGTGAACGTCAAGAATCCGGTGACCGCCGAGCCAAGCGTGATTGTCCCCGTTCCGGTCGTCGCCGTCGACATGCGGGCGAGGCTGTAGAGCTTGGGCATGGGTCACGCGAGCTGGAGCACGCCATTGGTCGGATCGAACTGCACCTGGAACGAATTCCCCGACGTGATCGTCAGGTTCGTGCCGTAGTCGTAATAGCCGATCAGGTTGCCGTTCACCGGCGTCGAATTGTAGAGCACGCAATAACGGAACGGTCCGATCGAGCCGCCCGCCGCCGTAAAGGTCACGTTGTTGAGTCTGAGCGTGTAAGTGCCGCTCGACTGCGCGGACGCGACGAGCGCCGCCGGCGTGCCGCCGGCCGCATAGCCGTTGCCGGCCGCGATCTCGGTGATGTCGGCCCTGATCGCGTTGGCGGCGACCGGCGACGTGTTGGTCAGCATGACCTTGAGCGTATCGCTGCCGAGGTTGTGGACCTTGTTCGCGATGTCGGCGACGAAGGCGTTGAACTTGTTGAACGAGGCCATGGGGTGTCCTTTTTGCTTCGTAGGATGGGTTGAGCGAAGCGAAACCCATCTTTGACTCGCGAGCGCCCGACCTGGCCGGTGGGTTACGCGCCACCGATCTCGGCTTGCCCGAGATCGCCATCAATGGCGCGGGTCGAGTAAACCCGACCTGCGTGGCGCTTACCCACCCTGCGAACTATGCCGGCGGCAACGTCTCGAGATGCGAGACGCGCCCATACGCGTCGCGCACGACACGCTTCGGCGCACACATGCGGCGCATGGTCTCGACCAGCTCGGCGATCAGCGCCGCATTGGGATTCACCGGAGCGCCGGCTGCCTCGCCTGCGCTCACGCTTGTACCCCCGCTTGCACCCTCGTCTGCCGGCATCGCGCAGCCCGCCGGCGCCGCCGCACAGTGGAGATGGCGGAACTGCTGGTCGCGCACCTTGAGCTCGTGCTCCAG